TAAGTTAGAAGCGGATGACGTTATAAGCTGGTTAAGTAAAAATATTGATGGAAAGAAAATCATTATTAGTGTTGATAGAGACTTTATACAGTTAGTTGCAGAGGATATATCCTATTATAACCCTATCAAAAAGCAGCTAATAGATGTTAGTAATTTTGAAGAAGAGTTTAATTTAACCCCTAAAGAATACCTTTATTATAAGGCTATTGTAGGGGACACTTCTGATAATATACCTGGTATAGAGGGATACGGTAAAGTAAAAGGTGTTAAACTAGCTAAAGCATATAATAACTACAAAAACAAAGGTGTGTTAGAACTGGAAAGTACTATTAAGGAACATGAAGAGATTATAAACAATAATCTTAAACTTATGGATCTTTCTTACGGTTTAGAACAATATAGTGAAGAGATTGACCTTTACAAACAACAAATACAGAAACTAAAAGAGTTAAAACCGGATTTTATAACATTTAAGCAGATATGTGAAGATCTTGAATTTCCGTCAATAACCACCAGAATTAAAGATTGGCAAGCAGTCTTTAATAAAAATATTAATGATGATTTATTAACTGGGTATTTTAAAGGGTTTGAGTAAGTATATACATGTTACAAAATACAGTAGTACCACGTCCATCTACTTGCACTACATGCGGTACACCTGCAGTGCATCCACGCATTGTACAGGTAAATAGAGGTAAAGACATAGTTACAGAAGCACATTGGATTTGTCCAAGATGCAGTAACAGATTTCTAGTTGGAACCGTAAATATTACCAGCAGTGAAACAAAGAAAAACTAAAAAACTTTTAGACGAAGTAGCTTCTACTACAGGTAAGAAGAAGTTACCACTTAAGGAATCGTCATATTACTCTAACGGATCTAATGGATCTAGTGAGACAGCAAGCGCTTATGAATTTGCTAGAGATTCAGTACCTACTTTGAATAAAATTGAAGCTCTTAGAGATCAAAAAGCTAGAGATAATACACCAGAAGCTTTACCTTACCCTTTTCAGGATTCAGTTAAGCAATTAGCTGATCTTTATTTAATGGCTCAAGACTTAAGAAACAAATCTAGAGAAGCTTCAAAACTGCCCCTATTTAAAGGCAAACAAAGTGAGCTTGATGAGTTTCGCAAAAAGCTGAACGGTGTAATGGTAGAGTGTAAAAAGCTAGCTGCCAATTTAAGCAAATTTTCTCTTGCACCTAGACGTTAACTCTATTTAATAGAGTTGATGAAACAGACACTAATAAGATTATTTAAATCGTTAGTTAAAACGGTATCGTTTTCTCTAATTGTAGGTTATATAGCGCACTTTCTAGGCAAACCATTTCTTGCGTGGTCTGGTTTAGCATTCATTGTACAATTTGTTGCATTTTATATGCTCAATGTATTTCTTGAATATAAAGCAGCTCGAGACACAAGACTATTAATGGTGAAAGAAGCAGAAATACTTTCTCTCAACACTATTAAAGTAGGTTGTGCTTCTTGTAAAAGAGAAAACGACGTAGTAGTACGCGTAGGGCAAGAAAATCGATTTACTTGTGGGCATTGTAAAGTAAAAAATTCTGTTTATTTAATTGCAGAGACCGCTATTGTAACCGAACCTATTTACGATCAACCTGCACCAAACCTTTACCGGACAACAAATGGAAACTAAAGAAAAAATGCCAGACACTAAAATAACTATGTACGAATTTGCTCGTTGGGGCGCTTTACTTGAAGCAGTAGATATTATTGCTGATAAATGTAAAGATAAAGGTATAGACTTTTATGGTAAGGAAGGGTTAAGATACATTAAGCCTTTAGATATACAAGACTATGTCAATATGCGTACAGATACCCTTATCATGAAGTTTAAAACTGCTCAAAATGTTGAGAAGAACTTAATTAACATCAAATGCCTACAAATAGAAAAACAATTAAAACGCTTGGAAGTGATCGAGTAATATTTCTTAGTGGTGAAGTCACTGAATCTAATTCAGTAGATATAGCTAAACAGTTATTTGCATTAGATAAAAAATCTAATAAAGATATACTCTTAATTATAAACTCTGATGGCGGCAATATTGAAGATGGTATCTTTTTAGCAAACACCTTTAAGCTATTAAAAAGCGATGTGGCTATATTAGTACCATCTAATGCTCAAAGTACCGGTACCTTTATATTAGCGACTGGTACAAAAGGTAAACGTATCATAATGCCAGGAGCTGTTGCAATGATGCATGGTTCTATTTATGCTATATCTGAACTACCTCATAAAGTACAAAAGAGCGATATAGATTTTCAAGAAACTCGAGAAAACTATATAGCTCAAAGATTAGTAGAATGTGGATATAAACATAAAGAACACAGTCTTGCTTCAGAATACCATCACTACGTAGATGTAGAAATTATTGAAGCTGGTTTAGCGGATGTAATGATTAACTCTTTAGAAGAACTATATAGGGTAATTAACTTATAAATATTATTATGGCATACTCAGCAAGAATTAAAAAAGACGGGGCTGTAGACATTACCGATGCTCTTACCGGTCAAATAAAGTTTACTATAAGTGCTAAATCCGCCGGTATAGGCGGAGTATCTATAAGTGGTGATACTGCCACTATAATGCTCAAAGACGGCACCACTCAAGTTTACGATCTTAAAAAACGTCAACAAATACGTTAATGAACACAGAGTTTATTATAGCCGATACCTCTGTAAGATATATGAATGCAGCAAATGTGTTACAAGAGTTTCTGTTTTACTGCAAAGATAATAATTGGAGCCGCAATATTGATAACACTGTTAAGTATTCCGATTCTAATGCTGCAATTGATAGTGCTAAAAAACTTAAAGCAGAAGACGGTCTAGATAAAAAGGTATTTTTATTTCAAAAAAACAGTAATGTTATTAATATAGGCGAAGTAAAAGTACCTATTTAATAACAGGTTGAAGCTCTTTAAACTCAAGTAAATACTATTATGCTCATATCTTTAACTAACGCAAATCCGTCTCACAGAAACAAAATAGTGGTTATTAACACTGATTTTATTGTGAGTATGCACCGTAACATTATAACTAGAGAAGATGCTACTGTAGAAGAAGTTACATTTGTACATTGCCCGCCTCACGGTACATGGGAAGTACAGGAAACTATAGAACAAGTTATGGGGTTAATTGCTCCTACTGGTAAGCTTTTAACAGAAAATACAAAAAAAAGCGTAAAGAAAGAAAAGACCAAGTTACTTTAAAGTTTACTCGGGATGTAGGTCAGCCTGGTAGACCGCCTGCTTTGGGAGCAGGATGACGCGTGTTCAAATCCCGCCGTTCCGACCAATTTATTGCATATTACAAATAATTAGTAAATTAGTATATGGAACATTTTCATTACCGAATACCTGGTTGGTTTACCTTTCCTAAGCTTTATACACATATGGTAGAGCGGTATGATAATGCGCACTTTGTAGAGGTAGGAGCTTTTCAAGGTGCTTCTACAGCTTATATGGCTGTAGAAATAGCTAATTCTAAAAAAAATATCAAACTAACAACAGTAGATGTATGGGACCGTTATACTATAGACGGGCTGTCTCTTAAAGACCCAGATAGTGTACCTATTGATTTTGTTTGGCATTTATACAAAGAAAACATTAAACCTGTAGATCATTTAGTAGAGTCTCTAAGAATGAGTTCTGTAGAGGCTGCTAAACGTTTTCCAGATGAATCGTTAGATTTTGTTTTTATTGACGCTAATCATGTATACGAAGCTGTAATGCACGATTTACATGCTTGGTACCCCAAAATAAAAAAAGGAGGACATATAGCTGGACACGACTACACCGCTAATGATGACGATGTGCGTAGAGCAGTAAAAGACTTCTTTGGGGTAAAAGACGATAGATATGCTTGTGGAGAGTGGAGTTGGTGTGTATTCAAGGAGTAACGTGCTACCTGATGTAAACATTTCCCACCAACATAAAGTTATATGGTGGTTACCAACTCGTAACGGTACACGGTCAGTTGGTTTATTTTTAGGTACATTATTGTTTGAAAAACAAGGTAAAGTTATAGGTCCTGAATGGATGCCTACTCACACGCTTTGCTACCCAGATAACATAGAAGGTTATAGTTTATATTTAAATGTACGTAACCCATACTCTAGAGTCTTGTCATTTTGGCATTGGCATAGAGAGTTAAGCAAGACTGATAAACGATGCCTTGACACATTTAATACCAATTTTTCAGATTATGTTAGTAAAGCCAACTACAAGTTTCTTGATGACCCTCATTACGAAACAATTCTTAAAGCTGTAACCACAAAGAAGAAAATAAAGGCTAACTTTGTTAAATTAGAAAACTTAAAAGAGGATATTTTAAAAATACCCTTTATTGATATAAAATCTCCTGCTATATTAAACAACTACAACAAATACATTGTTAATAATCAATTTTTAAGCGCTGATACGGATTATAGGTTGTTTTACACTGAAGAAACTGCCCAGTTGATATATAATGAATTTAAAGAAGCTTTTACTATGTTTGACTATGATAAAGATAGCTGGAAGTTATAATTTATAAAAATAAATAGTTTTATGATTCACATTGTTACAGCTTATACAAGAACCCCTGTTTTTTTGGATAGAATTTACAAGTCTATTGAAAAACTTAATATAGAGTGTCATTGGTATATTGTTACAACTAAAAAAGACGTTGATGTAACGAATTATAAAAACACCACAGTACTAGTCAAAGAAGATGGAATGCCAATGCATTCCGGTGTTAACCACTATTATGATAAAGTAGAAGATACCGGTCAGTGGGTATATGCCCTAGATGATGATAATTTAATGCACGAAAACTTTACTTTCGTGGTACCACACACTCAAGTACCGGGTAACGACATGCTTGTTGTAAGTCAACAGTTAAAAAATGGTGTAAGAACTATTGAAAACGTAGAAAGTATAGCAGTAATGAAAATTGATCAAGCTCAATTTTTAGTACGTAGAAGTGCAGTAAGTAATTTAAGGTACTGGTTAGTGTATAGAGGAGATGGCCACTTTGCAGCAGAGATGCGTATAAAAACACTAGAAGCCTATAGAGGCGTGATAATACTATATGTAGTAGCTAGTTACTACAACGCGCAAACAGAAATCTTTCCTGTTTAAACGTCCTTTTCGTACCAAGACGTAAAAGCATAACGAATACCATTAGTAGTAGGTCTAACCCCGTGTATATAGTTACGATCGCAAGGAAAACCAAATAAAAGACCGTTTACTGGTTTTACATCAAAAGCATGATCCGGCATTATGGTTTCACCACCATTAAAATTGTCGTTTAAATATATAACACTTGTATACACTCGGGTAGGTACATAATTAGGTATCCATTTGCTTGTTGGTTTTTTATACGTATTGTAACCTGTTGCTTCTGGCATACCTAAATCTCGTTCACTTTCTACCTCAGGATACTCACAATCTGCGTGATACACAAACGGTGCAGTCTGAGCACTTACCCCACACCAATTGACCTTCAACTTACCTAATTCTGGAAATTGCTCTTGTACTAACGTTACAGCTCTATCCTGTATTTCTTTTACGTATTTAGCTCTATAATCCGTTTCTTTACCCAAATACATATCTTGCAACGATCTCCAACGGTACCATCTACCCTGTTCATCATTTCTATTGTTTTTTTCTTCTGACCACTTATCTTCAAGAGCAAGGCTTTTAACAAAATTTCTTTCTAGTGTAGTGATAAAATCGCTTACAACTAACATGTGTTTTGCTCTTGATATATTCATAAAGGTATATATATTATTTAAATAATACCTTTAATTATCAACTTTAATAAATATTACGTTATTTGACAACATTTTTGGGCCTGTACCAGATTCGACTCTGTGGCAGATGTACTAGAAGCAAGCAGGATTGTTAGATCCTTTATAAACTAACACAAAAACAAACGGCATCATTCAAAGCCTCAAGAACGCAGTAGCTTCTGTGAAAGAATCTCTTTCCTTTAGCGAAAGCTTCGCACTCGCTGCTTAATCAGCGATCGGTTGTAGTATAGATTCTCGCTATATATTATAACCGTCATTCAGCGAGACTGACTATTCAATGGTAGTAGAATAGCAGGAACACTACCAAACAACTTGTATATCAGCACTATGGTTATACATTTTATTAATAGTGCTAAGCTTGTAGAAACTGGTAAGAACGTTACGGAACACAGGGGTGCAACTCCCCTCAGGTCCACCACTTTATGCCCTCATAGGATAATAGTTAGTCTACCGCACTTTCACTGCGGGCATCCCGGTTCGAATCCGGGTGGGGGTACCATAAATATTATGATGAATTTTAAGCAATACTACACAGAAGCTAGACTGCAAGATAACCAAACCACAGAAGGTGTAGATAATTTTATTGCTGATTTACAAATTACATTTCCGCAATATCAAAACATTATGGAAGATATAAAAAGTGTTATACTTTCCACTAAATGTCCCAGTATAGCTTTTGAGCCTTTAAGAGGCGCCTTAGGTATATCTAAACATGATAAATGTATTATTAATACTCAAATTTTATTAAATATGAATATAACATATGCTTTGTATGTTATATTTCATGAATTAGCTCATCAAAAACAATATTCAAAGTACGGAGAAGATATAGCAGCTGATATATTTTTAGACAACATATCAGCCAATGAAGCCGCTAAAAAGCTCCTCTCTATCGAAAATACTGCTGACAGGTGGTCTCAAATGATTACCACTAGAATTTTAAACAAGCACGGTATAAAAGTAGATCATATACCAATGATGTATAAAAATGTGAGTTTTAATAATGTAAAACTTTATGTTGAAAATATTAGAAAATTAATTAAAACGAATAGAATTACAACAATAGAACAGGCTAATAATTTAATTTATAGTATGATAAAGTTTTAATTTGTTGTGTAGCTCAGTTAGTAGATCTCTTGGTTTGAGTCCAGGACGGACAACTATCTTTAATCCAAATAGAAGTGATAGTTTATTCCTATGGATATTTTCATTATTATATGAAAATAACGAGTAAGTATTTGTGCTGGTGACATTATCCAGCATAACAACCAAAGCCCCCGGGCTGCGGTTCTAAACAAAACAACAACACATATGCAAGTATTAATCGTAACAAGTTATCTTGCTGTTGGTGGTCTTGTTAGACTCGCGTACGAGGACTATAAGATAGGAAACAGTAAGACAAAGACAGAGTTCATTAAAAGTGTTAAAAAGTTTTGGGTAGGGTTTAAAAAAGCGTGGAAAGACGCTATTTCAGCCCCACATCAACACTTGTTTTAATACTATAAGTTAGTAGCAAACAATACCCAGTATAGAAAACTATACTGGGTTCTTTATTGACAAATCTTAATGCAGCTATAAATACATTTATGAGCTTAACATTACAAGATACAATTGGGGTTATACCTAATGCCTTTCCAGATGATCTTTGCGACACTATATTGCAACTTTATGAAACTGCAGCACTTGAAGGAGAAACGTATCAAGGCTTTTCCGGTCGCGGTACAAACAATTTAAACGTAAAAAACTCCATAGATTTAAACCTTTTAAATTATAGTAACACCCCAGCTATTAAAAGTTTAAATGATAAAATTTGTGATATGTTCAACACAAATATCAACAAATATGCAACGAGCTTTCCTGATCAAGACAAATGGTCAGGCATGAATAATTTTAATTCTCCTACTGTATTTGATGTTTTACAAGTACAAAGATACAAACAAGGAGAAGGTCACTACAATGCTTGGCATCATGAAATAATGGGATATAGATCCTGCAAAAGGTTTTTTGCCATACTAGTATATTTAAACGATGTAGAGGAAGGCGGAGAAACTGAATTTTTATATGCAGGTTTAAAGGTTAAACCTAAAAAGGGTACTCTTGTAATACACCCAGCTGGTTTTCCATACGTACACAAAGGACATATGCCTATTACTAGTGATAAAACTATATTAATCACCTGGCTATGCTTTGATATGCCTGCTAGGTTAGCTGATGCAGTTTAACACGCCCTCATAGGATAACGGTTAGTCTACCGCACTTTCACTGCGGGCATCCCGGTTCGAATCCGAGTGGGGGTACCATTTTTTTTGAATATTAAAGTAAATAATCTTATTATGAGCAAATCAACATCAATAGATATCAATTATCTTTCGTATGCATGCAACACTCAAGGCACATGCGCTTGGTCATTAAGTGCTGGTAGTCCAGATATCGTACAGGTATCTGCCCCTACAGATAATAGTACGGCATTTTTGCCTTCCAACCCGACTTCTTTTGCAAGTATTCTTAAATTAGCTGATAGCGCTATTATTAATCTTTCAGGTTTAGTAGTAGATCAAGCTAGCGAAAACGCAGTAGATGCCAATAATAAAGTCTCAGCAGTACTTGAAGGAGTGTTTGGTAACTCTACCCCCGGTGTAGGCAATCAAATTTTTAGTGTAAAGGGTGGTTGTAGTGTTAGTATTAGAGGCACTTTAAAAGGCGCTGGCAATAGGTTAAATGCAGATATACTTGTAGATAACTGGTCGGATCAGGATTATAGTTCTAGTACTGTTGATTTGACCCAAGCTAAGCACGAAACAGGTAGAAAACTAAATGTAGTATATCGTATTGGATCAAGCAAAGTAATCGGTGACTGTAATAAACTTTTATTACCGTCAATTGGTTTAACAATTTATTTCTATGTTAAACTTTTAGTGCGTAAAGTTATGGGAATCAAGCAGGGACAAAAGGGCCCGAGCTTTTTATAAAAATCCGTTTTACAAAAAAAAACAAATAAACGTATATATTTTTTGGCAATAATATATAAATATAGAGTATGAAGAAACTATTAACATTCCTTACTTTGGTAGTATTAACAACTGCAGCTATTGCACAAGTAGCTGATATACCTTCACCTATTACTGGTGTAAGCGTAAATGCTGGTTTTACTTCCAAACTTATTGACCGTGGTAACTTAGCTGGCACTGATTATATCACTGCTGGTGTTGGTTTAGACGTCTACAACATTGATGTTGCTGTAGAAACGTATAGCCGTTACAATGGTTTAACAACATTCAGTTCTACTACAGTAGCTGGTAAAACAACTACAGTAGCAAAAACTGATGCATCCGGTCTAAAGCGTATCTATACAACATTAGGTTATGTTTTTACATCACCTCTTGCTAATCTTACGCTTGGCGCACAACTACGTAACACACAAGGTAGTGAGTTACTCGCAGGTGGTTTAACCAGCGACACTCTACCCTTTGTAAAGCTTAATGGTAAGCTTTTCGGTAGTACAGTTGTTTGGGATGGTGTAGCTGTTGACGACTTAAAGAACCGCACTAACAACTATGAAGCGAATTTACGTCTTCCAGTTGGAGTAGGTTATGGCTTAAAGGTTGTACCAGCACTTGGTGTTGGTTTTAACGATCCAAGCGCTAACACAATACCTGCTTTTGCTGCTAATAAAAAGTATGCAACAGCTGGTGCAGGCCTTGAATGGAAAGGCTTACAGGCTAACTTATTCGTACATCGTGGTGATTTCACAAGCACAGCTTCTCAAATCACTGGTTACACAGTAGGTTATTCCTACAAATTCTAAGTTATACAAATACTTAAACAATTAACCCCTTACTTCGGTAAGGGGTTTTTTATTGTTAATAACCGTAAGCTACACCTAATTGTGTACGTCCATCGTATGCAAAATTAGCATAAGGGCCGTTCTTGTCTACATAATGCATAAAGACCTGTATTTGTTTGGTACCTTCAGTATAAGCATTACGCCAATGAGGTATATCCAGGCCTCTATAAACTAACATATCACCAGCTTTAAGGTAAACTGGTATGTTTGTTTTTTGTTTGTTCTGTACCCATATAGGCCAAATATCTCCATTAAGTTCTACACATAATGTAGCAGATATTTCACAAGATGGTCTGTCAACGTGTCTAGCCATTACTGCTCCTGGATAATAGATACGAGAACAGGCATAAGTTGGTAATAACTCTAAGCCTGTTAGTTTTTCCATCTTAGGTTTAAGCATTTGCAATAAACCTTCAAATATAAAAGTACCGTTTGCTATTAAAGATGTGTCAGAGTTGATAGTAAAACTATTTTCTACCATACCATCTTTAAATGCAAACTTATCGTTTTTATCTGTTTTTTGAGTAGCATATACCCAATCTCGATACAACTGTACCTGATTAGATAGTAATTCTAGTACTTCAGGATCTACTATTCTACGATATGTTTCGTATCCGTCGTCTTTAAAAGCCATACAAATACTTAAAAACTTTTATCTTTATGCAACTGTCTTCTTTTTTAAAGCTTGACTTTTATGCTCAGTTATATGAAACTGTAAAGCTCTGTTTAGTTTTTGTGCAAACTTCTCTGGTACGATTCCGGATTGTTCTTGTAATAGAAGTTCTTCTTTAAGAGCTTTTAAGAACTTTTCGGATAAGTTAAAATTACGTGGATAAAACAGTCTTTTTTCCTGTTTTAACATACCATAGTTTTCCATTAAAGCTTGAAATTTCATAAGATTCGTTTACTATACTTACTTGATTTATTTAAAATAACATATAACATATACAACAATATGAGCAAAGAAGAATACGTCCAACTTGATACGGTCAAACACGCCCTTGAACAAATCGTTCAAGATAAAGAAGTCATTGAACAAGTGCTTGCTGCTTTAAATGAAGCAACTGTAGCTCTTAATGAAACATCCGAAGTTGCCGAAGATACCGGTACTGATTCAGAAGGCGATGAAGCACCAAAAGTAAAAAAGCAATACGTAATTGTTGTTTCTGATACCACCGGTCTTATTACTAAAGACTTAGTTGGCTGGGTCTTGCAAATACCAGAAGATGAAGATGTGACTGCTGTAATGGATGGTATTAAAAAGAGTGCATATAACTTTAATGCTTCTAAGAAAGGTAACAAATATCCTGTATCTTCTATTGGTCAAGCTTTAGCAAATGTTAGCAACAAGTTCTTTAAGCCTTATAATATATCAGTAAAAACTAAAGAGCCTGTACTAGTCGTTACAACTAATAACGTTTTACCAAAAAGCTAATATGTCCGGTAAAGGTTCAAAACCACGCCCATATTCAGTATCTCAACAGGTATATGCTGATAATTGGGATAATATCTTTAAAAAGGATAAGCCCAAAAAGGAAAAGAAAGTTAACTCTCTTTCCTCAAATCCCCGGGGTAAAACTTAAACCTGTTATGATTAATAGGGGAGGCTAGTAATAGTGCTCCCCTTAATAATCCTTTAACTGTTAATTGATACATATGAGACATCCATGTTTGCTCAAATGGACGTACCCAAGTAGTATCTAAGAACATTTTTTGGTTGCCCTCTCTTGAAACTAATTGAGGCCAGTTGCAGTAATATATCTCTCCATCTGCATACGGCAGCCCTTCAAGACTACGTATATTGTTAAATTTGGTTTCCGGAGATTCTGGATCTAAGCCTTCTGTAGGTAAGTTTGGTTTTTCTGGCCAAAACTTTTCTCTAAGATTTTGAGGTACATTGTACCATGCCCATTGCTTTGAGTTGTTACCGTAAAATTCAGTAAAGCTAAACTTAATAAAGTCATAATTGTTAGCAATCATAATTTTATGTACTTTATTATATAAATTAGGTACATAACCTTGGAAGCCGTTATCACATAGTTCAAAAGAATTATCTTTTAAGAGCATATCATCTTCTAAAAAGATATAAAAATCGTGATTGGTTTCTTTGAAATGCTCTGCAATAAACTGTCTTCCACCACAAATACCAAGGTTTTCCTTCTTAATATGTGTAAAATTATACTTTTCGCATAACTCTAAGTATCTAGGGGTTGTTTCCAAATCCGTACTATTATCTAACAAATAGTTTTTAGTATTAGTAATAAAGCCAGGTTGAGTTAAATAACTTTCTACTATGGTTTGGAATTGCTCTGGGGCATTAAACGTTATAATGTAAAGAGCAGTAATAGTCTTGTTAAGATCTACTATTTTGTTCTCTTTTGTTTTTACTGTTATCTCGGGTTTATCTAATACAATGTTATCGTTTTTAAGTTGCTCTGCAAAGTAGTTAATTAAACCATTACCCTCTATCATAAACCGATTAAAAACTTCCGGTTCTAGATAAGACATAATAGTAAAGATGCTTTCTTCTGTACCCATGTACCCTTGCTCAAGAGACATCCGTAACAAGTGATAGTACATACCATTAGCATGTTTAATTACATCTTTATGCCCACCAAACAATCCAGCTCTACATACATATTTTACTTCCTGAGCTTTTGCAAACTTGTTCATTCCTTCTCGAGCAAAACCGTGTATTTCGCTATTGCCTTCATAAGGAAAGGATAAAAATAAAAAGCTCTTTAAATACGGTTGTATTTTATTTAGAATTTTATCGTGAGTAAAATAACCGGCATGTACGGTGTTAGTTATACCACCATCTATCCATATAAAGTAATCTGTATTAAAAGGGTTATAACATACAGCATCGTGTACCATAAACATTTTAGACATAACCATAGGGTTATACATCTCTAATGTTGCTTGAGTACTATTACGTAACCAATCAGCTTGTTTTAACCAATTTTCATCTTTACGTATTTTTTGTATTTGTTCGTAGAAGTCAAACTTGGTTTTAAATTCTTCAACCTCTTTAATGAACACTCTTGTGTTATGGTCCCTTCTATTTTCCCAAACAATATGTTCATACTGTTTTTCAATATAAATGACCATATTAACATCGGTCTGTAAGAACTTTACAAAGTTATCAATATAATGCTGGAAAGGTCTTTTGAAGCCCTCTCCGGCTTGATCTCTTCTTAAGTCCCAAATACCTGTTACAACTGTTAAATTATTGCTCATTAGAATCGTTTTACAATTAAATTATCTTCAATAATAAGACAATCAAGTTTTGTATTGTCATATACTTTAAAGGCATCTTTTACTGTAGTTAATATAGGTTTACCTGCTACATTAAAGCTAGTATTAAGTAGTACTTCATAACCAGACTCTTTACCAAAGGCTTTTAATAGATCATATAGCCACTCATCTTCTTCTTGCTTAAGTGTTTGCACTCGAGCTGTACCATCGATATGAGTTACAGATACTAGCTTACTTTTCCATTCTTCTCTCACATCAAATGCAAACGACATATAAGGAGAATTTTCAATAACATTAAAATAAGTGTTGGCTGTATCTGCTGGACATACAGGTGCAAACGGTCTATACCACTCTCTATTTTTTACTTTAGCATTAAGTATGTCTTTCATGTTCTCTATACCGGGATCGCATATAATACTTCTATGGCCTAGTGCTCTTGGTCCGTGTTCACTCAAGCCTCTCATTACCCCGATAATTTTTCCTTTACGTAATAAATCCACTGCAGCAGGTATTGTAACCTTACTAATATCAGATGCATTACTATGGTCATACAAGTACTCTCCAATTGAACCGTAATCCAATATAGGTACACCGTTTCTTGATACATCCACTTGGTATTCTGGTTTAATATACTCAAACAACATACCTATTGCTTGACCACAGTCATTAGAGTTGGATGCCACGTACATATCCCGGTTATAACGCTTTTTAATGTTAGTATTAAGTAATACGTTAAGAGCACACCCGCCTGTTGTACAAATAGGTAAATCCGGGTATTGCTTAGCTATAGGATCAAATATTTCAAAGAATATATCTTCAAAAGCTTGCTGATGAGTAGCAGCAATATCATAAGCTAGTTTATCTTTAAACCGATTACTCAAATTAAAAGCCAAACCAGTTTTATCTGACAATTCTTTAAGCTTTTCTTGATAGTTAATACCATCCGGTTTACTGTAGTAAAACTCTTTAAAAGCAGGTATCCACTCTTGTCTAACAGTGCCATACCCGGTTAACCCCATTAATTTGCCAGAATACACAAGATTACCATCGCTTAAAGAACCTTCCATTTTTATGTCATTCATGTACTGGCCCATAATCATGTAAGCAAAGCCAAGATCTACTTTTGTGTCATATACCGGCACACATCCTTCAGCTCTTGTAGCAGTATAAATGTTAAAGAAACCATCTTCCCCACCACCGTCAAAAGATACTATTAAAGCACTATTAAACGGAGATTGATAGAAGGTACCAGAAGCATGAGACCGGTGATGCCATGCCCCCATCTTCTTTTCTTTAGATTCAATTGCTTCATGAAACATACGCTTTACGTCATCATGTAAGCAATCAGTTCTGTTCCATATTAATAGGTCGGGTACCTCTGTAATATTATTACGTTGTTTGTAATCCTTAATAATAAGATCAATATAGACATCAGTAGGCCACACGAACTTGTATTGAGCAAGTCCAGAGTTCTTGTAATTAAGGTATCTTTCTACTTCATAGACGTCTATTTTACCGTCGTAGTAAAAAGCTATAGCCGCGTTGTGGGAGCCATAAATTGAGACTATAAACTTTTTATCCATTATACTTTTCAAATATATGATAGAAAGAGACTTTAAACTCTTTTAAGTAATGTTCAAAACCAGTACTATCTTCATGGTACCAGTTTTCAAACAATTCAGGCATATAATCTTCAGGATGTTCTGTTGCTACAACAGAAAGTACTTGTTCTTCTGTATATAATACACCTGAGTTTAAGATAGTATTAGCTTTAAGTTTAAAATCTTCTATTACCTTTTGTAGCTGCGCTTTTGGACCACCGAACCAACCACCAACAACATGTATTTGACCGGCTTTATCACTATTAGAACCGTAGTACTTAAGCTCCGGTACTTGATAGCCTCTATTCTTAATCATATCTAAAGCAATAATAAATATCTTATTTTTACTTGTTACTGCTGCATTTAAATTGTTAAGTACCTTTTCATTAAAGATATTAAAATAAAACTGTTTTGTATACCAATCATGACCAAAGGTAAACTTTTGTGGCCACAAGCCTAGATGAGAAAGACCCATATCAATCCAATAAATCGTATCATAGTCTTCGTTAATATGGTTTTGTAACCAGTACAGCTTATTGTACTGAATTTCAAAGCATCTATCGGTTAAAAGGTTGTTAAAACCACCTAAAATACCGTTAATTTTCTTATGTAACTCAAAATTCTCTAAATTATACTCAATTATAGTAATTTTATTGTTGGTAGTGATATTCTCCTTAATAAATTTCTCTAACTTAGGTTTTTCTTCAGCAGAAGTGTATATTACAAAGTCTGCTGGCATTTTAGATAAGGAAACAAACGATTGCAGGTAGTTTTCTTCTCTACCAGAGCGACCACCAAACTTGGTTCCCGCTAGTTTACCATAATAACAAGTTACAAAGAGAGTTTTCATAGATTTCCGGTGATTGGCTCACACCATCCCTTACTTATACTGTGCGGCCACACTATCCAGCTACATGGCTTAGAAGGAGTATTAAAAGTTCTCCATATTTTAAAGTATCTATCTTTATCTTTACTTAAATTATCGATTTCTGCCTTATCCGCGTCTTTTCTATATAGATCTTTACCATCTTTGTCTTTAAACGCTACACACCAGAAGTCATAATCTGGTTCTGGCATACGATCAAAGCCAATATCAATACAGTGCTTAAAAATACGGCATATAGATGCTTCCCAATCATCAACAGGTGGGTTTGGTGGTAGTTTCTCATCTAAAGTATACTGTTGTACCCCACGTAACTTGAAACTTATACCAGCATACTGTTCATAATCATGTAATGTACGTATTTTACCAAAGTCATACTTACCGAAATCAATATCCTTTACCTCCCCATCCATTTCAAACAACTTACGGTTACGTTTATGAGAGGTTTCGTTCTTTTTCCACCAAGTAGGGTCGTCATCCCATGACTTTCTTCTATAACTACGCGTGTATTCGTGCCAAGCTACTAATACATGCGGGTGAAACAAGTCATACCCCCAAGTATATGCACGAGCTGCAATGCTAATCTCTTCTCCATGGAACAAATAGTTGGGGTCGTGTTGTACCTCTATACAGAACTGACCTAAGGTAAAGCAAAAGTGGGCTGAGTACCATCTAGACGGTATAGGCTCTGTTAGTTTTTCAGGATTCTCAATAAATGCTTGAGAGAAGAACACTGCTCCCTCAGGTATAAACCGGTCAAAGTTCATTTTTTGAGGAACCATAAGACGTTCTGCAGGGTCATTAGCTGGATTAAAGCTAGATATATAGCCGGTTAGTAAAGGTTTTGCATGTCCCTTAGCTTGTAACTGCTTTATCATTTTTATACATACTTCATCCCAATTTTCTACAAAACGATGGTGAGAATCTAGTTGAAATGTATAGGTTTCCCCGTTGTAATGCTGTTGTATTTGATTTCTAGCCCAGCAAGTACCTAAAGTCATTTTATAAGGTATATCAATTATCTTTACATTGGGTAATTTTTTAATTTCATCGATATTTTCCTCATCATCATGCTGCCAAGCTATGCAAAACACTAAATTTTCTGGGTATTTTGCTTTTTCTATGCAGTCTTTTACGGTAGGAACTAATTGAGAGTCCCTATACGAAGCTATTTGTATAAAAATTGTTTCGCTCATAGGTAATTTATTGTGTTTTCTATTACTTTTGTATTCCATTCTTTAGATTTGCTGTGAGGCCATATTGTCCATTTAGCAGGTTTTACGTCAGTATCAAATTCTCTCCATATATGAATGAATTTATCATTAGCATCTGAGTTCATAACTGTATGAATTTCACTTACGTCAGCGTCTTTTCGGTATAAGTCTTTGTTATCCTTATCTTTAAACACTACGCACCAGAAATCGTAATCATTTTCTGCAAATTCTGGTTTATAAACATCAATACAGTACTTAAATCTGTTGCAAAGTTCACTTTGAAACTGTTCCTCTGTAGTGCAATTAATAGGTGGCAGTATTTCTGCAATAGTATTCTTGTGAAATCTGCGAGTTTTAAACTCTACTCCGGCATAGCGCTCAAAGTCTTGAACGGTTCTTACTTTACCAAACCCGCACTCTTTAAAATCTATTTGTTTTGGATCTTCTTCATCAACCCCGAATAGTATTTTTACTCTTTTGTAACTAATTTTATTCAATTCATCCCAATTTTTAGAGTCGTCCCAGTGCTTTTTTTGACCTGCTCTTGTATATTGATGCCACATTAATATTTTATGAGGATGAAATAAATCGTAACCGTGTGTGTAAGAACGTACAGCTAATGATATTTCTTCCCCGTGAAAATATAACTCCGGATCATATGGTACTTCTTTACACCACTTACCGTACGTAAAAATAAAATGAGCCGACAAGCCACGAGCTGGTGCAGGAGCTACTAATTGTTCCCAGTTCTTTAATTCGGATGGGCGTAAAAATACAGGCCCTTCTGGCATAAATCTATCATAATTAATTTGCCAAGGGGCATGTAATCTACCGTCTGGATCGTTACTTGGTTCATAACTGGTAAGATAGGCGGTCAAGAGTGGTTTTTTTACTTTTTTGTTCTTTAAACTTTTAAGCATTTTAATGCACTCTTCATCCCAATCCTGTATAAACCTATGATGAGAATCTAACTGTAAAGTATATGTTTCTCCGTCGTATTGGTCTTGTATTTTTCTTCTTATCCAACAAGCACCTTTAGTGTCTAAATAGTGTACATCTACTATTTTTATATTTGGTAAGTCTTTAATCTCGTCAATACGTTCTTCTTCTGTATGCTGCCACCCAATACAGAAATGTAAACGTTCAGGTTTTGCTGCTTTTGCAATACAATCCTTTACAGTGGGTATAAGTTCTGGATCTCTATACGCAGCAATCTGGATAAAAATAGTTTCTTCCATAATGATATTATAGAAGAATTTACAGTTAAATCAAGTTAACTCAAGTACCAGGTCCGTTATAAGTTGGAAATACTGCTTCTGTTGGACTATAATATTTTGGAGATGTATAAGTTTGATCTGGTGAAGAAGCAGATTGTGACGTACTTCCGCCATTAAGTACTTCAGCAGCAGTGCTTACTGCTCCAGCATTACCTACTAATGTTAATGGTAAGTTTTTAAACACGTGATTATGCGGTTGATTAATAGTAAGCGTACCAGCATTTATATCCAATTTAACTTGGTAAGAAGTGCCACGCTGTGCATTACCAGAGCCTGTAGGATCAATTGTTATT